CCGCCCCTTGAGAGGGCGGACATCGGATTGACCATAGTGCTGAGGTCGCAAGTGAACATATTGGGAAGGACATATCTAGGTTCATGAATCCTGAAAGCTTCAACCATTTGAACTAATGTTTTCATTTTTTCTCCTCCTTAATACACAATCACGTCGATGACCTTGCCATCATGGATGATATAGTTGATATTCGTGCCTTCGGCAATCGTGTCATCGCTCTCATCGCTTTTCTTCACCCATTCAGCATGGGCCTGTGCGGCGTCCAAGCTGTCGAAGGTCCCGAGTGGATAGTATTGACCGTGGCTTTCGCTGTCCTGTGAGGTGGCGACGAGGGTATAGTCTTCCTTCTTGTAACCCGCCGACTCTTCCATCTCGCTGGCAATGGCGCTGCCTTCCTCGATGGCATCGCCAACTGAAAGCTCAGGATCTTCCGTATCCTCTGGGTGCAAGCCCAGGCGGTCGATGAGGGCCCATACATCCCTGAATCTCAAGCGGCCTTCGATACCGTCGACAATGATAGGAGCAAGGTCTTCCTCGCTGCCAGTCTTAATGGAGCCGTCGGCGCAGTAAACGGCCATGTCGTATTTGTCCATATTTTTTAAGGCTTCGGAATACTGCTTGTCGTCTGGCTCTTCCTCGGCTAGGTTCTTGATTTCATCACGATTCATCAGCGTCAGGCCGTCGCAAAGCCCAATTTGATCCGCAACATATTGACCGAGCTTCATCACGTCGGCAGCGTCAACCATGTAATCACGAACGTTGAATAATTTTTTCATTTTCATTTCCTCCCTTTCGGCCTTTTGGCCTTTCCTTTATCTTGACTATAGTATACCACATGGGGCACCCCTTGTCAACCCCCACCTTTTTTTTTTTAAAATATTTTTTCAGATATTTTCACTCAAAAAAATGCGGCACTTTTCGAGGTATCAAATACGGTACAATGGTATGGTATAGATGCGGTGTTGCGCCCATTAATTCCATGACCGTCGTATTTTGGTTTTCGCTGGTTTTTCGGGAGGTGGCAGTATTGGATGACGTAATGGAAGATTTTTCTTCTCTCAGGACGAATTTGGGGCTGTCAGCCCGTCAGGCTAAATTTGTAGCCTTATATGCAGCAGGGAATGGGAATCGGCCATTGAAGGAAATTGCGGGCGATGCAGGATACAAATTCCCTGAAAAGACCGCTACTGGCGTGCGGGATAAAATCCTTGCAAAGCCCGGCGTAGTGGAGTGGCTCAATCGGCATTGGTCCACAAGCTATCAGGATGAAGTCATCAAACCTTCTATTGCTGCCCTCCTTGAAGGCAAGGGAAGGAAATTGGCACTCGCCAAGGTAGCTGACGAAGCTGCAGCGACGAAGGATGTCGATAGCTTCTTCCGGGCCGTCGATATGCTTAATCGCATGGATGGCGCTTATTCCATCAAGCATGAAATGACGGGCGGCGTAGCCGTCAAGGTCGTATGGGGGGATGAAGATGGCTAAGGTCATTATGATCCCTTATTCACCCCGCCCGCTATGGCGGGATGAAATTCATAAGGCTCTTGACTCGCATCGTTTTTCCGTACTTGTCTGTCACCGCCGCTTTGGCAAGACTGTAGGCGTGGTGAATCACGTCATCCGTCAGGCCGTGAGATGCTCAAAGCGTGCCCCGCAATATGCCTATATCGCCCCGTTTTTTGCCCAAGCAAAAAAAATCGCGTGGGAATATATCAAGTACTACACAGGCGTGATCCCCGGCATAAAGGTCAATAATTCGGAATGCTTTGTGGAGCTTCCTTCTTCCCATCCTGGCAGTGCAGGGGCAAGGATTTTCATTTTAGGCGCCGACAATCCTGATTCGCTCCGTGGGATGTACCTTGATGGTGTCGTGCTTGACGAATATGGCCAGATGAAAGAATCCATATGGTCCGAGATCTTGCGCCCCGCCCTCGCTGACCGTGAAGGGTGGGCGGTTTTTGTCGGTACGCCAAAAGGCCAGAACGGTTTTTACAAAAAGTGGATGGAAGCACAGGGAAATGATGGGTGGTACGCCATACGATGCAAGGCGTCTGAGACCGGGCTCTTCCCGCCCAAGGAGCTTGAAGACATGAGACGTACCATGTCGGATGTCGAATATGCCCAGGAGATGGAATGTGATTTTTCGATTGCTGCAGAAAATACTCTCCTTGGTGGCGACGACATTGAGTCCGCTTGCAAGCGGTCATATAGTGAGATGGATATGGTCGGCAGCACTTGCGTCATGGGCGTAGACGTTGCCCGCTTTGGCGGTGATAGGTCCGTCATTGCTGTACGCCGTGGCCTTGTCATGATGGAGCCTATCGTATTCAATTCCATCGACACGATGACGCTTGCGGGCGCTGTGATCAAGGCAAAGGAAAGATTCAAGCCTGATGCAATATTCATCGACTCCGGCGCCATGGGGGCGGGCGTCATTGATAGGGTTCGACAGCTTGGCCATAGTTGTATGGATATTGCCTTTGGAGGCAAGGCCATTGACAGCAATAAATACAGCAATAGACGGGCCGAGATGTATTTTCGCCTGGCCAACGCCATTAAGAAGGGTGGCGCAAGCCTTCCCGATGTGCCGACGCTCAGGGAAGAGCTGGCCAACGTACTGTATAGCTATGATCCCTCGGGGCGTTTGAAGCTCAAGAGCAAGGAAGACATTAAAGCCTTACTTGGGCGGTCCCCTGATATGGCGGACGCCTTTGCCTTGACTTATGCAGAAAGCGTCGTGAGGTGGAAGGACGTGGCAAGTCCCTTGTTCAATGGGCGTGGGGCCATGTCTAATACTGACTATGATTTCTTTTAAGGAGGAATGCGAAAATGTGTGGAGGCGTATTTAGAGGGCCGAAGACCCCGAAGCAACCTGAAATCAAACCGATTGCACCGACGCCGACGGATACGACAAGCGCAGACGTGTCCAACATCGCTGACGTAGCTGCAGAACTTGAACGGCAGCGCAAGAAGCGGGGGTACGCAAGCACCCGTACTAGCGCAGACCGTGAGACCATTGCAGGCGGTGCAGGCAAAAAGACGTTGGGGTGATGTCTATGGATACGATTCTGGGCGGGGTCTTGCCTCAGTCTGGCGACGCCGTAGTTAAGGGCAAGGCCCTTCCTGACCGTGGCAAGCTTGTCATGCGCATGAAGGCCCTCAAGGCCGCAAGACAGGGCTGGGAAGCAAGGTGGAAGGCTATCCGAGATTTTGAATTGCCGTATATCGGTGAATTTGAAGATACTGCCGATCATACGAATCCCGCTAGGCGCAGGGATACGAAGATAGCGCAGGGTGTGGCGTGGATGGCGGCGAACATCATGGCGGCGGGAATCATGTCAGGGCTGACGCCCCCGAGTCGGCAATGGTTTAAATTCTCTTTCAGCGACGAGCGGCTTAATGACATGACGGAAGCCCTTCAAGTGCTGGACCAACGGCAGGAAATCGTGCAAGCAGTCCTTGCAAAGTCCAATTTCTATAATGCGGTCCACAAAGTATACCTTGAGATTCCCTTTGGACAAGGACCTATGGTGGTCTTGAGGGACGCAAAGACGGCTGTCCGCTTCATTCCGCTGACTGTCGGAAGCTATTTCCTTGATGTGGACGGCGCGGGTAAGGTCAATACCATTGCAAGGCGCTACAAGCTGACGCTATCGCAATTAGTGGACGCCTTTGGGATGGATGCCTTGCCCCAGACGGTCCGCCTTGCTGCTGAAATGGGTAAAGCCAGCAATCGTAAATACACGGTCAATTGGCTTTGTGAACCGAACACGGATGCAGTCCCCAATAAGTTGGACCGCATGAATATGCCGTACAAATCAATCTACTGGCTTGACGAATCACGCCAGGACGAATATCTGTATATCGGCGGCTTTGAGGAATTTCCAGCTCCTACCGCCAGATGGACGGTCAACGCCAATGACTGCTATGCAAAAGGTCCGGGGTGGTTTGCAGAAGCTGACAGCAGGGCGTTACAGGTCATGAAGCGTGACTTCCTGACGCTCCTTGAGCTGATGGCGAAACCCCCGATGCAGGCCACCACTGACGTGATGATGCATGGCATCAACCTGATCCCTGGCGGCATCACGCCGACGAATGGGCAAGGCGGGGTAGGGCCCTTGTTCAATACGCAGTTTGGGAATCTTCAGTACCTTACGGAAGAGATCCAGAAGACGGAAGACCGCATCAAGCGGCATTTCAATTCCGACTTGTTCCTGATGTTCGACAACATTGAAGCAGGTCGACTGACGGCCCGTGAAGTCACGGTAAGGCAGCAGGAACGGCTGCAGGTCATCGGCCCCGTGGTCGAGCAGCTCCAAGACGAGTTCCTGACCCCAATCATTGAAAGGGTGTACAGAATCCTTGACGAGGCGGGAAAGTTCCCTCCCGTGCCTGAAATGCTGCAGGACCTTATCAATGAAGACGTGAAGGTTGAATACATCTCGCCCCTTGCACAGGCCCAGAAGATGAGCGGCCTCGTGAATATCGAGCAAGCAGTAGGCTTCACACTCCAGATGGCTCAGGCATGGCCTGATGCCTTGAAGGTGGTGGATCCGACAAAGACGATTGCAAAATACATGAACCTCTTGGGCGCCCCCGCCGATATGCGTCGAAGCCCCGATGAGGTCAAGAAGATGATTGAAGAAGAGCAGGCAGCCATGCAGAAGCAGCAGGAAGAAGCACAGGCCATGGCTGCAGCGCAAGCAGTTCCTGGCATTACACAGGCGGCAAAAAATGCCACCGATGCAGCAAACGACGGGAACCCCGCATTGAAGGAATGGTTAGGTATGTAGGATGTTCAAGAAAGCGGTCACCGAGAAGGATTCATACGATTATTGGCATGCAAGGGCCACGAATGAAGCCGTTGCAATCAGGAATCGGGATGCCTATGAATATATGCTCTCTGATGCCCGTGGCAGGTGGTTCCTGATGAGTCTGATGAATGAAACGTTTTATAATTCCACGACCTTCACAGGAAATTCCACAAGCTTCTTCAATGAAGGAAAACGAGCTGTATGTGTCAATATCATCAGACAGATAGGGCACCTCCTAGGGGCTGATGGCCTTGAAAAGCGGCTCCTTGCTGAAAAAGAGTACTACGAATTTATTGAAAGATTGAAGGAGGCAGATGAAGATGGACGAGGTTAAAGATACGAATCCGGTCCCCACTGAACCCACAGAGCCGGAAAAAACAGAACCCACACCGGAACAGGCAATGACCCCGACCGACGAAACGGCACCGCAAGGGGGTACCATCCTTACGCCGCCCGCTGAACCGGCACCGACACCGGAAAAGGCTCCGGAGTCCTATGACTTCACGGGCTCCTTGCCAGAAGGCTATAGCCTAGATGAAACGACGGCGCAGGGCTTTGGCAATGTCTGCCGTGAGATGAACCTCACGAATGAGCAGGCGAACACCATGGCGAAGTTCGGATTTGACTTTATCGGCCAGATTCAGGCGGCGCAGGAAGCGCAGGCGCTGCAGCAGTCAAAGGACTGGGCAACGCAAACAAGGACTGAACTGGGGGCGAACTTTGAAAAGACTGTTTCCCTTGCAGGGGCAGGGATTGAACGCCTGGAAAGGGAGATCCCTGAACTCCGATCTATCCTTAACGAGAACGGGTTGGGCAACCGCCTCCCGATTGTGAAGCTTTTTGCCCGCATTGGCGAAATGGTCAGTGAGGACCAAGGCGGCACGCTGTCAAACCGCTCTAACATGGAAGCAACGGGCTATCAGGCCCTCTATCCTAATACCGATTTTAAGCGGTATGAATGACGCTTGTATCTGCCATCGTGGCAGGTCAATAAAGAAAGGAAGTTGATATTATGGCAACCGGGCTCTACACCCTCCTCGACCTCTCCAAACGCTTGACCGGAGATGGCACCCAATTTGCGCCGATCATTGAAGTTCTGGCGCAGTCCAACCCCATCCTTGAAGATGCTACTTTTATTGAAGGGGACCTCCCGATTGGGAACAAGACGACCGTACGGACGTCCCTCCCGACTCCTTCTATCCGTCGCCTGAACCGTGGGACGGCGGCAACGAAGGGCTCTGCACGTCAAATCATTGACGTATGCATGAACCTTGAAGACCGTTCTTGTATCGACGTTGAAGCCCTCAAAGGCAAACCGAACGTTCAGGAGTTCCGCAAACAGGAAGATGACGCCCACATTGAAGGGATGGGCCAGTTCGTTGCCAAGGTCCTGATGTACGGCGACCTTGCGAACCCTGAATATGCTGAAACCTTCAACGGCATTTTTGCCCGCTACAAGGAATTTTCCACCGTCCGTGGCGAACCGGGCGCACAGATGATTAATGCCGCCGCAAAGGCCGCAAGTGGCAATAAATATTGCTCTGCTGTCTTTGTCGACTGGGGTCCTCGCAAGGTCAACGGGATTTACCCGAAGAACACCGCCGCCGGTGTGAATATGCAGGACCTCGGTGAAGGGGATGCCTACGACGTAAACGGAAACGCCTTCCGTGCCGTCCAGACGTTGTTTAACTGGAAGGTTGGCCTTGCCGTTGAAAACTACCGCTCCATTGCGATGGTCCGCAACATTGAAACGGCAACGCTCCCGACACTTGACAGCGATGCCCGCCGTCTGCTCCTCGATAAGCTGATTTACGCTAAGAACCGCCTGATGAATCCGAAGGCCCCTGTCCTCTACGTCCCTGACACGCTTTACAGCGCTCTTGAAACCATGCTCCTTGATAAGAACATTGTCCATGTTACGAGGGACGACAGGGAAGCAGAACGCCCGATTATCCGCCTGTCTGGCATTGCCGTCAAGAAACTTGACTGCATGGCAGAAGACGAAGCAGGGTTGAAATAAGGAGGGATACCATGATTTTTGATAATGAAAACATGTTCTTCGATGCCGTTGATGGCGCCGAGTTTGCAAGCGGCAAGGAATCCGCCGCAATTGAGAACCTTGGTGGCGGCGATGCTGTTGACCCGCTGTTTCTTGCGGTCATCATCGCAGGTGGTGAAGGCCAGCTCAAGGCTGACATCACAACCGCAAAGGATAAGGACTTCACGGAACCCGTTGAACTGGGGACCTTCCAAAGCGCTCAGAATGCAAAGGGCCTTGCCATCAAGGCAAAGGTTCCCTTTGGTCTGGGCCGCTACCTCAAGGTCAAGCTGACGGGAACCGTTACGGGTAAGGTTACGGCAGGGCTGACGCAGAGCGTGCCGAACGAACTTCCCCAGAAATTCCCGAACGACTGACAATATTAGAGGGCTGGCCTACAGCCCTCTTTATTTATACCTCTAGGAGGTGAATCAAAATGTATGGATATGTGACGGCAACAGATATTTGTAACCTTGCCTTGAACTACCTTGGCAAGGGAAGCATTGAAAGCCTTGATGACCGTTCCGAACTGGCTAGGACGTGCCGCCTTCACTACGACCGCTATCGAAGGATGACACTGACGGCAACGACTTGGGGGTTTGCTCTGAAAACTCAGGAGCTAAAAAAACTTGACATTGAAATCCCTGGCTATAAAGCCATTTATGAATACCCTGATACGGCCCTTGAATTGGTCCGTGTCTATGAAAAGGAAGATGCTGAAAGGAAGATGGATTACCGCAACTCCTTCTACCTCCAGCAAGGCCCTGACGGTGGTAGGGTCCTTTGTACGAATGAGGATTTAAAGAATCCATATGTGGATTTAATTGAGGACGTGGAAGACCCTACGTTATTTACTGACGGGTTCATTGAAGCCCTGAGCCACTATCTGGCGTACGGCATGGCACAGGCCCTCACAGGCAGTGAAAGCAAGGCACAGACAGAGATGCAATACTACAACATGACGCTTCAACAGGAAGCGTTCAGAAATGAGCGGGAACGGAAGAGGGAGCCGCACTGGCCGACACGCTACTTTGACGGGAGGTTTTAAACATGAGCCAGAAAGAACAGTACTACGACCTTCAACCTTCCTTCAATGCGGGGGTGATCAGCCCCGACGTGGCAAACCGTACGGACCTTGAGAAATATCGTTATGCGCTTCTCAAAGGAAGGAACGTGTTTGTCCGTCCCTATGGTTCCGTCTACCGCCGGCCCGGGATGCGGTTCATGGCGCAATGCAAGTACCCCGACAAGAAAGCCATCCTTGTGGAATTTAACTTCTCGACCTCCATCAGCTACATTCTAGAATTTGGTCATAAGTACATCAGGGTATTCAAGGATAACGTCTATCTTGGGGTTGAGGTGGCAAGCCCCTTTGAGGAGAAGGAGCTGAGGAAATTGCGTTTTACGCAAAGTGGGGACACGCTCTTTATTGCGTCAGGCGTTCGAAATGTACAACTGCTGCAACGCTTCAACGAAATGGATTGGCGCATGAAGGAAATGGACCTGACGAACCCGTATTTTGATATCCTTGCCACAAGCTCTGGAACAGCGGCCCAAACGCCGGAAGAAACGACGCCTGTCCGTGTGGATGTGACATTTACGACAGCAGGGAACTACACCTTCACGCCTCCCATTAGCGGTGAATACACCATCACCCTTGCAGGTGGCGGTGGTGCTGGAGCATGGTATTACTACAAAAAAGGAAGTTACTATAAAGAATATGCCCGAGGCGGCAGGGGAGAGAAAAAGGTTATTACACTCTACTTGATGGAAGGTACAACTTATAATGGGAAAATAGGACAAAATGGTATTCCTCAAGCTTATTCCGGTACTTCTGATGGTGTTACGAAAGGAGGTAATGGTGGTAGTGCAACGTTTTTTACGGAGTCAGTAGCTGGAGGCCCTGGAGGACAAGCTAGTGGGGGATCTGATACTTACCATGATGGGGAACATCTTCATTTTAATTATTATCACAATCATACTGACGGCAAAGACCTATCTTCTGATGGACAACCAGGTGGGTACTATGATTCAAATGGAACCTATCATCAAGCAGGAACCCCATACGTAAGAGTGCAAATCAATACTGAGTGTGCAGGGGGAAGCACAGTAGCGACGGAGGGCATTGCCTCAAGTTCAAAAACAGGCACGACACATATCACATCGTCTACGAAGAACACCTTTACGCCGACCATGGTGGGTGGCTGCATCAAGTTGTGGCACAACGTAGGCGGGGATACTGTAACCCTTACGTCTACGGGCAGCAATACGAGCAACTTCACGCTTGTAGGAAAGGCGTGGAAGGTCATTACCCACGGCAAGTGGGGCGGGTCCGTTTCTATCCAATATTCCAAGGATGGGGCCCTGTGGCGTCAGTACAGACGTTATACATCCCGCTATGCTGACGGCAACGGGGATTTCAATGCGTCCGAGTCTGGAACCGTTGACGAGTACACTTATATGCGTATCGTGACGGACGTCAATGCGGGTACGGTTACGGTGGACCTTACGAGGGAACCATATACCCATGAAGGGTATGCTCAGATTACGAAATATAATTCTGACACGGACGTAACTGGAAAGGTCATCAAGTCGTTCGGCATGACGGAAGCGACGAAGGACTATGCGTTTTCCGTATGGTCGCCACAATTTGGGTATCCGAGATGCGTAGGATTCTTTCAGGACCGCCTTGTTCTGGCAAGCTCCAAGCGTTACCCCTACGCCGTGTGGATGAGCAGGACGGGAGATTACTACAATTTTTCCACTGAGAAGGCAGCAGGAACTGTTACGGATGATAGCGCCATCATGCTGTCCCTTGTGAACCGCAAGGAATTTGAGATCAAGCACATCTTTACCTATTCAGATTTAATCCTGTTCACGGATGGCAATGAATGGATTATCCAGGGCAATGAAACGGTTACGCCAACGAAGTGTACGCCTAAATCCCAGTCCACTAGGGGCTGTGAAAATGTTCCCCCTCTTGGTATCGGCGGGCGTGTCGTCTACATCCAGAGCAGGGGGAAGACGGTTCGGGACTTTGCGTATACGTTCGACACGGACAACTACGACGGCACGGATTTAACCATCCTTGCCAAGCACCTAACGCAGGATAATCCGATTGTCGGAGACTGCTATCAACAGGACCCCAATTCCATGTGCTTCTTTGTTACAGAAAACGGAACGTTGAACTGCCTGACCTACATCGCAGACCAGAAGGTATTTGCGTGGTCACAGGCCGATACGGCGGGGAAATTTGAGGATGTAGAAACTGTTACAAGCGGTAGCAAGGATATTGTTTATGCCGTGGTGAAACGGAACCTTGGCGGCAAGGAAGTAAGGACGATTGAATACTTCACGGACCTCCCAGAAACGGATGCTGCTGATGACTACATCATGCTTGATGCGGCTTATCAGTTTGAAGTGGGGGACCGGACAAACGAGTTCTCGGGGTTTGAACTTTACGCAGGAAGCAAGGTTGACGTGCTTGGTGATGGGATGCATTTCAGGGACGTCCCCGTATCAGATGATGGAACGATAGGGCCGCTTCCTAAAAACGTCTCACATGTTACCGTAGGACTCCCGTACACGAGCGAAATCGAGGTCCCCAATATCGAACTACCTACAAGCAATGGGACACAACAGGGGCGTTTCAAGAAAGTTGATGAAGTTATTCTCAATCTCTCCCATTCGCAGGGTGGTGAGATTGGAAACTCCTCCCGCTTCACGGACCCCATCCCGTATGGCGGCAAGGCCCTTTACTCTGGTCAGCTCAAGGCCACGATGCCGAACCAGACTGAGGGCGGCTACGAACGTTTGGGCCGTGTCTACATCAAGCACGATGAACCATATCCGTTTGAACTCTCCAGTATCGTAAGGGTGGTGTCCTTTGGTGGTTAACAGCATAAGAATCAGGGCCTTGCGCCCTTCCGAGTATATTGAAACAGCCAAACGGCTGTTCTACAACTTGAGGGAAGCGGACGCAAGGGAAGCGGACCTCCTTGGAATGAAGTGCCTTGCCTATGTATTTGCTTCCATCTTGCATTCCAAGGAAGTATACGGTGTCTGGAAGGGCCATGTCCTTCTTGCCGTTACAGGCGTATCGGAAGAATTTAATTATCCTGACTGCGATAAGGCCACTTGTGTCTGGTGCCTCGGTACCGAGGACCTTGACCATCATCGGCGGGACTTTGTCCGCTACGCCCCTTCCATCCTCTCCTATTTCACGGCGAAGTACGGGAGGTTGGGGAATTTCATCAACAAGGAGAACAAGGCGGCCCTCCTATGGATTCGCCGCATGGGGGCAACTTTTAAGGACCCTGTACGGATCGTGAATGGGATTTTCCTCCCCTTTGTGATAGAAAGGAGTGAACGACTCGATGTGTGGAGTGATAGAAGCCTTGACGGGTGTCATGACTCTGATGCAGGCAAGACAGCAGAACCAACAGTATAAGGCTCAGGAAGCGGCCTACAAGGCGCAGGAAATTGCCGCTGAACAGAATGCCCGTATCACGGAGAAGAAGGGCGAACAGATTGCCGACAAGTACGCTCTAGATCAGCAGCGGCTTGACGACAAACGTCGCCTTGTCCGTGGCCAGATTGCAGCCGAACAAGGGGCGGCAGGTTTCACGGGTATCGGAAGCGGGCTTGACATCCTTGCAAGTTCTGGCAATGCCTATATGCAGGATTCCATGAACCTTTTGAAGAACCAACGCAATGATGCATGGAGCAACTACGCCGATGTGGTGAACTTCGAGAACCAAGCGGCAGGCGCAAGGGCGGCACGGCAGAACATCGCTGCACAACGCAAGGCCGACATGTTCTCCACCATCCTTGGTGGCGCTGCTTCCATCTATGGTATGCAGACAGGCAAGGGCGGCAGCAGTTCGAAGGCCAAAAGTGACGGAGGGACCATCTACAACGGCACGGACGGGATGCCCCATTATTCCCCCAGTAACCGCTTTGGCCAAATGGGAATGGGCGACTATACTGACGGATCTTTCCTTACAGGGCAGGGAAACGGCTCCCCGTTTGCTAGGAAGTTCAAACCAGGAAGGAAGTGGATGCCGTGAAGCTCTCTCACTTTGAACCGACGGTAGGACTTAACACAATTAGCGGCGGCGTGAATCCCGTCACGGATACAAGGGCTTACGGCGCTGAAACTGGAGGGCTCAAGGCCCTCCAAGGCGCCGTGGGGGTTGCCCTCAAGATGAAGGAAGATTCCATGATGGCCGACGTGACGAAGGCCCTCACGGAATACCGCAAACAGGTGGATAACCTGACCTACAACCCAGAAAACGGGCTTTTCCATCTTGAGAATGAGAACGCGAAGGACCTCACGCAGAAATATCAGACTGGTGAGTCCGAGATTCGCCGGAATATCCTGAAGACACTCCCGAACTACAAGGCCGCCCGTGAGGCATTTGAAAAGAACGTGGAACAGCTCAATATGCGAACCACGGAACTGTATCAGAAGAAGGAATACCAGGAAGCAGAAAAATACAAGGATGCAACCGTCAATGATTTCATTGAACAGGCCCAAATCAGTATGCAGAGAGGGTACCAGACAACTGGTGTTGTCGGTGACCGCTTGGATGACATCCGTAAAACCATCTATGCCAACTATGCAAGCACGAAAGGGCTTCAATGGTGCAAGGACAAAGCCGAGGAGGTGGCGGGGAAATCCATTCAACAGGCCATGGCACAAGCCTCTGCTGACGACAGTCAGGAAGGACTTGAAAACCTTATCAACAACTATTCCCCTCTCGTAAATCCTCAATATATCAGGAACTTCATTGCAGCGAACAACCAACAGAAGAAACAGGCATATATCAACGATGAGGGAAAGAAGCTGTTTTTCCAGTTCGGGAACGATATGGCGGGGGTAAGGAAGTTCATTGCAAGCATGGACCTTGAAGAACCGTCAACAGGGAATTTTGGCCTTATGGCCGTGGCCGAGATGGCAAAACAAGAAGGATACCCGTCTTACCTTGCTGAGATTGGCGGAACGACCTGTGCGCATTGGGCAACGACTGCCGTTCACAAGGTGGACCCCTCGTTTCCTGTCATCGACAACGTTGACGTGCTTGTTGATACGGCACGGGAAAAGGGAATCTATCACAAGGGCGACGGGTACCAAGGGCGCCCCGGCGACCTCGTTGTTATTGACTATCCGAACGAGAAGCAGGGCCATACATTCATGATTGGCAATGACGGAACCGTATGGAACGCAGGTGGGGCAACGCCCCTCTATAACCAGAAGGCAACCCCAGAAGAATTTGCAAGGATTTGCGGTGGGACAATCTCGGGCATTGTATCCATCAGCTCCATTTCTGGCGGCGGTGTAGGCCCCGCAAGAAAACGCAAACTTACGCCCGCCGAACAGGATAAGGTGTTTGCTGCCTATCAGAAGGAACGAGGCATTGCAGAAAGCATCAAGAACCAACAGCGCAGAACCGTCATGGAAGCCTTGCAGAACCAAGCGGCAGAGATGGCGGCAAACGGCGTGTATGATGAGAATGCCTATATCCACCTTGCTGACAGTTACAAGGGTACAGATATGTACGCCGATGCAGTAAGGGCCGTATCTGGTTGGGCAGGGCACGGCGCAAGCATTGCAGGTGTTTCCCGTCGTGGACGCAGTAGTGGCGATGGTTCATCCGCAAACGATGCCTATGCGGCGTTCATCGAACAGATGCAGGATGGAAGCATGAACGAAACGGAAGTAAGGGCTATGCTTACGGCGTCCGACGTATCTCCTGATAGCGCCCTAGGCAAGAAGGTCCTTGCCACGAACCGCTACATCCTTTCTGGCGGCAGCAATGTCATCAATCAGCTGAAATTAAAGTGGGAAAACAACGGACACAATACGGGTGACTTCAATAAGGCCCTTCCCTATCTGATGAACTATATCAGCGGTGAGAAGGAAGCGGGAAACAACCCGTTGTTTGGTGATATGTGGGCCGTTCTCCTTGACGGGGAGCAGACGGTCACGTTCAACACGTCAAACGGGGCCAAGATGCTCAAGAAAAATCAGATCTTCAACAGCACAGGGGGCTACAGTTGGAACCCAGATACGGGAGAAATGTGGCAGGAAGGCCACGACCTACCGACATACTTCACGGGTGACGACATGGACGAATTCGCAGGCGGTATCGATGCAGAGGAGGAAGATTGATGGCTAAAACGATATATCCAGATGCGGAAACGATTCGTAGGGCGGCGAACAGGGCGAAGGCTACCGCCGTCGATAACCGCTTTTCTGATGACTTCATCAACGCAAGGACCTACGACCCGTACGATCCGCCGGAATCCATGAAGCAGGTGGAAAACAATACGGACACGGTGACTACGATGGTGGACCAGTCCTACCTTGCCCCGGCTATGAACGATTACAACGATGACGGGGGATTTGCCCCCGCCATCGGGGCCTTGAAGGAATTTGCAAAAAATTTCACAGGCGGGGACACGCAGACCGTGACGGAGCAGTCGTACCTTTGGGCGCAGGACCCCGACGCCCCGACGGCAAACGAATCCTTGAACGCTATCGGCAAGGCCATTCAACCCACCCTTGATGCAGCGGTTCGTTCCACGACAACAACATCCAATACAACTATGATACGGAGGATAAATACATCCAGGCTAGGCGTATGGGAACTATGTTTGGGAAGTCCCCGGACTACTTCCTTGCCGACCGTGAAGCCTATGTACGGGCGGCCCAGATGCTTGCGGGATACGATATGGATGATCGTGTTGCCCCTGACGTTGACCGCAACGATCCCGTGGCGTTCGGGAAATACCTGAACGAGCATTACCCTGTTTTGGCAAACGCTGATGCGGCAACGTTTGCCGTTGCCCTCGAAAACGCAAAGGACGTGAAGAGCATCCAGGGAATCGGTGAAGCCTTGAGCATTGCAAAGGAAATGTTTTTCATCCAAGAGGAATCCATGGACATCGCAAGGCGCCACTTCAAAGGTGAAGGTGGGAATTACCTTACGGACACGGAACAGGACCGCAGGGTGTGGCTGAACCACCGGATGCAGGAACTCAAGGATAAAATCCCGAACTTTTTCGATTCCATGGGGCTTAACGTCCTCACGAACACAGCTGTTCAGTTAGGCGGTATGGGCCTTGATATGGGGGTTGGGGCAGCAGCAGGCGCTGTTGCGGGGGCCGCTACGTTCGGTGTCACGAAGAATATGGGCGCTGCTAAAGCGGTGGGAAGCTCCGTCATGAAGTGGGGTTCTGCTGCTTCCATGTTTTACCGTCAAGTAGGGGATAAATACCTTGAATACAGCGCCATGCAGGCAAGCAATGGGAAGCCCCTCTATACCCCTGATGAAGCTCGTGTGGCAGCCGCTATTGAAACGGGAATTGAAACGGGGATTGAGTTCTGGAACTATGATGAAATCATGGGGGCCCTCTCTGGTGGCGGGCGCCGTGCCATCATGGACATCGTGAAGGAAAACAAAGGAAACCGTGATGCCATCATGGGTGGTCTTAAAGGCGTGCTCAAGGGGCAGCTTAAGAGCTGGATTCCCCGCATGAAGGAAGAAGTCGTAGAGGAAGGACTTCAATCTGCTGCAAGCGACGCCTTTCATAATGCCCTCCTTGCCCTTCGTCCCTCTAGCAAGGAACGAGCCTTCACGGTTGGTGAGATCGTGGGCAATGCAGGGGGCGCCATGCTTGAAGCGGCTCCTTCCGTTATAGGGATGGTCGCTATCGGCGACGCTGCTTCAAACTTTGTAAGCGTGCGGAAACTTGCAGGCATTGCAAGACTCAACAGTGAACTTGATATGGAACAGGTGTCCAATGCCTTCACTATGTCGACCTTGCAGGCCCTCAAGGAAGACATCAAAGGGAACCAGCTCTTTAGGAAGGACCCTGAGCTTTACAAGGAAACCGTCAAGGAGGCCATGAAGGATTCCGGCATGGAAAAGGTCTATGTGGATACGGAGATGCTGCTCAAGGAAGAAGGTGGCGAACAGCTCCTCAATGATTTGGGCAAGGAAGCAGGATACACGGCTGATGAATTGCAGAACATCAAGGATACGAACGCCGACCTTGAAGTACCGACCGAGGTGTATTGTCAAGTTGCGTTACCGTCTAGTCTTGCAGACAAGGCGAACAACTACACGACGAGCGACCCACGGCACAATAGCCCCGCCCGTATTAAGGAAACAACGGAACGGATTCAGCGGACCATTGTCGAACTGTCCGAACGGGATGACAAGCAGCTGGCGGGCGTCATTGATAACATCGTTGACAGCCACTTCAAGGCCGACGACACGGAGGCCCGTGCCCTTGCTTCCGAAATCATTGCCGCAAACCCAACGGACGTCCATAAGGAAATTGTCCGGCGCAGGAAGGAACTTAAGACCCAATGGGATGCAATGATAGAACCTGAGATCGAGAACATCGAACGGGCGAACAAGAACCCTTCTGGTGGGATGCTCATGCCGAACGACGATCCGACTATCTTGAACGATTATGAAAAACAGATCCGTGTCCCCTATCGTACGGAACAATGGAAGAAGGCATTTGGCAAGGAAAGCCTTCGAAAGTGGCAATACGTTGATCTTGCTTATGCGACGCTGACGAATGACACGAATATGATCCCTTTTGACCTCCCTGGCAGTGCTGTTGAATGGAAGCTCTATGCCGACAAACTCACGGATGAAGAAATAACCAATATTGAAGCCATGCACGCAGAAAACAAGAAAAAACTTGATGCCATTTCTGATGGAATTGAACTCCTTAACCGTGTGGATGATGCGCTGCAGGATGTCGATATGACGGAAACGGAAGCGACAAGGGGCATGGACAAGGATACGTACGCTGTCTATCGTAGTACTTACGAAGTACTGATGCAGGGCAATAAAGAAGTACAGAAATCTGCAAGACAGAGTGCGATTATTTTTGCCCGTATGTGTGCAAGGTTGGCACACGAAATGGCGGAACAGGGGGCTTTAGAAGGCACCCCCCTTCAGGTGGCTAGGATGCTGACCATTGACCCGAACGCTAAAACGGCAGGGGAAGGACATAACCAAGTGGCATGGCATGGCAGTCCTTTTGACTTCGATTCCTTCGACCTTGGAAAAATTGGTGCAGGGGAAGGAAATCAGGCTCACGGGTGGGGGCTGTATTATGCGAAGAACAAAAAAATCTCCGAAGCGTATAAATCTGTATTTGGGTATAAGGGGTTGTCAATCAATATTGATGACAAGCATTATACCCAAAATGAAGAGGGGGATTTTGTAGAAAATAATAAAGAAGTAGAGTACGGAAGCCCTCTTAGCTATGCCTTAAACCAGCTCATAGCCAGTGAAGGCGACAAAAAGGCGGCTATAAAAGAATTACGTGATAATGCTAAGCGACGGGAAAATAGCGAAATCGAAAGCGCAAAAACACAGAGTGAAGCATTCTTAAAAGCCGCTGATTTGCTTGAAAAAGCCAAAAATGTCAACACGCTTACTGGCGGAAAGTTGTATCAAGTCGAAGTTCCAGAAAATGATGTTTTGCTGGATGAACAAAAGCCTTTTTCTGAACAGCCGGAAAAGGTGAAGCGTGGGATTGAACAGGCTTTTAAATCCGTCGATGATAACTTAAAAGAGAACTTTGTGAAACGGGTTCTTGATTACAAAGATGAAGGCGACGTGCTGGGCAAAAACTATGTGTTCGATGAATACAAGGCAGAACACCAGAATGAGGACGGAACAGTCAACTACGCTGACTTTTTCAAAGAACTTGACAAGAAAGATTACGGCGTTGATGGGCAAGCAATTTACGACGGGTTTAGCAGTGTTGGTGCTAATTTCGTAAATGGTTTCAATGATGAGAACGCTAGCAAGCTTTTAAATAAGTACGGCATTAAGGGCATTACTTACGAAGGAAGAAAGGATGGTCGCTGTTTCGTTGTCTTTGATGATAAAGCGGTCAAAATTATTGATAAATATTATCAAGACGTCAAAACCGACATCTTAGGCGCAACGACGGTTGACGGGCGCCTTATTAGCCTCCTTCCAAAGGCTGATGCTTCGACGTTCATACACGAATCTGCCCATTGGTACCTCATTACCATGGAAAAATTGGCGAAAAACAAGAAAGCAACAAAACAGTTCAAGGCGGACTATCAACGGATTCGAAGCTGGACGAAGACCAAGGGGTTCAAAATCCGGAAGGAAGGTCACGAAAAATTCGCCCGTGGCTTTGAGGCATACCTCAGAAGTGGCAAGGCCCCGACGGCTGCACTGAACGGCGTATTTGCCCGGTTTAAACAGTGGCTTTCCAAGATTTATTCTGATTTCAAGGCTCTTGGGGGCAAGCCTTCTCCTACCGTAGCCCGTGTGTTTGATCGTATGATTGCAACGGATGAGGAAATCGAAATCCAACTCAAGGAGGAAGGAATTAACGATTTTGTGAGGGCGGGCGGCTATAAAAGCGCCAGTGCAAACGTCAAGAAGCTCTGGAAGCAATGGGCGACTGCTACCCGTGAGGAAGCAAAGGCCAAGGTCATGCAGAAGGTCATGGCCGACATCGCTGAAAAAGACGCTACTGACAGAAATGAAATCGTAAAGGGATTCACGGATGCAACGAGGAAAGACCTTGCCGCAAGCCCGTTGTGGCAGGCCCATGATGCCATCAAGGCGGCAGGGGGGGACCTAAGCGTATTGCAGTACTATAACTTCACGCCGGACGAATATGAAGCGGCAGTGAAGGAGGCAGGCGGCTCCCTTGATGCGGCCCTTGCTACGGAAGTAGAAAAGTTCAAGAAGGACCTCTATGCGGACCGGATTGATCCCAAGGCCATTGAGGAAATGGCAAATGAAGCCATTAAGAAGTCCAAATACCAAGAGATGCTCCATGAGCTTGAATATCAGGCCATTGCTGCAACGGCTATTGAAGCAGTCGAGGGACCCAAGGCAACGGAACGCCAGAAAACGGGGATGAAGATTGTACGGGACCTTGTGCTTGGAAGCATTGCAGAACGCCGTGAAGCAGCACGCAACGCCCTTGAGGGGCTTCCTCTCAGGCAGTCTTCCAACGTCGCCTTGTGGACCCGAAAATTGGGCCAGAAGCAAAATGAAGTCTACAAGCTGATGGCAGATGAAAACTGGGAAGGCGCCAAGGATGCCAAAGCGGAACAATTGATGTATGCCGCCATGGTGACTGAAGTTGGCGCCATCAAGGAAGCAACGCTCAAGACGGTTGAGGAAGTCAAGGACAATCTTGCCCGCATCCAAAAGGGCACGCACAGGATGCCCGTTCAGGCCCGTTACTGGTATGAACATATAGCGTTTGTCCTGGGAATCAAGAAAAGGGATGCCGTTGAGCCTGGCGAAGGTGTGAAGCCCCTTGCCCAAGCGTTCGCCGAACTCCTTGATGACGGTGGCCTTGACGAAAAGCCCGCCGTTGACGTGCCGCAATGGCTTATCCAGTTGTCAGCGGCACAAGGCAAGGTGGGCATTGACAGCTTGACCCAAGATGAGTTCGACAAGGCCACGACACTCATGGATTCCCTTTATAAGATGTCCGCACGCCGTGAGAACCTCTACGTCGTAAATGATGGGGCAAAGCTCAAGGATGTTGTCGACGAACTTTGTGAGCATATGGACGTGGTTCCTGAACTCAAAAAGACACCTGTGGACAGGAATACGATTCCCGACAAGGTCGTTAGACAGGTCCGTAATGCAGCCGAGTTTTTCGGCAACGCCTTCGGAACCCTTGTTACGCCTGCCACGATCCTGCAGCGCATGGACGGATACGCCGATGCACTGGGGCATGGCAAGACGGGACGGGCAACGAAATGGCTGTATGACAGTGTACAGAAGGCGGCGAACAAAGAAATCGTCCTGAACGCCGAGTTTGCAAGGAAACTTGATTCCATTTTCAGCTCCTACACGTCTGGGGAATTTAGTGACATGCGCAACAAGCGGGTATATAAGTTCGGCGAACGGCTTGTGACCAAGGAAGAATTGATGGTTCTTGCGCTCTATTGCGGAACGGAAAAATCCTATATGCGTATCCTTGACAATGAAAAACTGTCCGATGATGAACCTAGCGTGCTTCGTGAGGTCCGTGAGGAAGCCGACATTTTCGCCCGTCGTGACAGGGTGGAACGGGAGCTTTACAAAGCCCTTGCACAGCTTTACAGGAAGGACCTTGAAACGGTCGAAAAAATCTGGGACCTGATGGGCGAACACTTTGACGAGGAATCAGACATCATGGAACGGACGACGGGGATTCCCTTGAAGAAGGACCGCACAATCAAGGTCAAAGTGACGACAAGGGATGGGAGCCAGTATGAACTTAAGGGTGGCTATTTTCCTATCGTGTACGATGTCGAACAGTCCGTTGCGGCGGCTGACATGGAAACGCAGGACGCCCTGAACAGCATGGCACCCGGAACCAAGCGCATGGGGCAAGGTAAAGGGTTCACAAAGGCCCGTGCCGATCGTGTTACGGGGCGCCCCCTTGCCCTCACGTTCGACACCATCAGCCGCAAGGGGGGGGGAATGCTCCATTATGTGGCGTTTAGGGAAACGGCCCTTGACGTGTCCCGTATCATCAATAATAAGAAGTTTGCGGCAACGGTGAAGGACCTCATGGGGATGCAGGCATATAAGACGCTGCAGAACTGGGCTGCTGACATCTGGGCCCCGCCAAAGCCTGACAGGGACCCCCTCGGGATGATGATGCGGAGTATGAGAACGAGGACCACAACAGCCATCCTTGCCTACCGTGTTTCCCCGATGCTCCTGAACTTCACAAACATCCCCGTAGCCATGACCTATATGGGAGCAGGGGAATTTGTCCATGCTATGGGCGACTTCTGGCAGGCGCCGAGAAAGAACCTTGACCTCGTAAACGGGATGAGCCCTTTCATGGCTGAACGGAGCGAACACCTTGATGCCAACATCCGTGAAGCGATCACGACGGCGAAACTTGAACTTGGGCCCAAGAAGTTCATGGACACAATACAGAAGAACGGCTTCAAACTTATCGGCGCCACGGATAATATGTTCGCATACCCATTGTGGCTTGCGGCTTATAAACGGGTCCTCAATGAAAACCTACAGCGTGGCGTGTCTGTTGAAGATGCTCAGAAGGCCGCTATTGCAGAGGGTGACAGAGCTGTCATTAAGGTAATTGGAAGCGGCGACATCAAAGACCTTTCCCCCGCCCAGAAGGGCGGTGAAATGGCAAAGGCCCTCACAATGTTCTACACCTTCCAGAATGCTCTCTATAACCTCATGGCCAATAAATACTATGCAGCGAAAAATGCTGCACTCAAGAAGTACGGCAGAACCACTAAATTGTGGTGGCTCAAGAAAGAGGCCATCATCCCAATGGGGCATTATTTCCTCCTGACCATCATGGGCGGCGCAATGGTTGATACGGCTATCCGTACGGCTATGGAATCCGTTGGTGGCAGTGACGACGACAAGGAAGGGTTTGCAAAAAAATATGCGCAAACGGTCCTTGAAGCTACGACGGCAACAGTCCCCGTGGTCCGTGACCTGTCCAGGGCATTCATTAGCATGGTCCTTGACCCCAAGGCCAAATATAAGCAGAACGTGCGGGCGACAAGCGCCTTTGACCTCCTGAACCGCCTTGTAAAGGGTGTATCCACGGGGGTTGATTGGTGGCAGGGAAATAAGCAACGTTCCGACCTCCTCCGTGATACGGGAAAGCTTACAGGATTCCTTGGTATGCCTGACGTGCTGATTGACGGGGCAAGCGTGGCCTTACAATACTTTGATTCCAAGGCGTCAGAACGAGACGTGGGTGAACTCATTAGGGCTATCATCCTTGACCGTAAGATGCAGAAACCAAAGAAGGAGCCAAAAGACCCGTTCAAGGCACAGCGTCAGAAAATGCGGCAGAAAATCAGGAAGAATCAATGATAGACTAGAGTAAGATACGGGCCGACGGATGTCGGCCCTCATGATACGAAAGGAGCAGGAATATGAAGTTTGACCAAAAAAGTAAACTCCTGACCATGATCCGTGGTGACTCTGGTACCCTCACGGTTTCCATCGTGAACAGCCAAGGAGAGGAAGCAGAGGCCCCTGATATGGTGCTTTCCATCAGGAAGCGACTTGAGTCCAACGAATATGCCTTGCAGGTCCCATATGATGCAGAAACAAAGGCGTTCACTTTTGAACACAAGGACACGGCGGAACTGAAACCAGGTAACTACGTCTGGGATATTGAGTGCAGACAGGAAGGTAGGGTAACGACGCTTGGCCCGTTTACTTGTAAGGTTATCGGAGATGTAACAAGGGAGGTAGTGTAATGGTTGAAAAGCTTGGCGTCCCCACGACGGGGGAAGGGGAATCCTTAACCATGACGCTGACGCCGTGCGCTGATATTGTGCTTGGCGTCCCCACGACGGGGGAAGGGGTTTTAGGTCCCCGTGGGCCCGAGGGCAAGGATGCATACAGCGTTGCCGTAAAGAATGGCTTTAGCGGCAGTGAAGAGGAATGGATTAAGTCACTCAAGGGCGAACAAGGTCCTAAAGGTGACAAGGGCGATACGGGCGAACGAGGCCCCCCAAGGTGTGGCAGGACCACAGGGACCACAGGGTCCTGAAGGTGAACGGGGAAGGGACGGTGCCAACGGTCAAGACGGTCTTAACGGTGTGAATGGTTTGAGTGCCTACGAGATTGCACTTAAGAATGGATTCGTCGGCACCGAGAAGCAGTGGCTTCAGTACTTGGCGCAAAATAAATCCTTGATTGACTCCATTGCTGATACCTATGTGACGAAGAAGGAAAAGGAAGCCCTTGCCACCGAGGTCACCACGATGAAGGAAGCCCTTGCCACCGAGGTCACCACGAAGGCCCTCACCGTCACGGGCGAAACGTCCGTACCCACAGCTAACGAGGGCAACAGCTCAAAAGCCATTGCCAACACCGATTTCGTGGCGAAATCCATCTCCGCCCTTGTCAACGGTGCCCCCGACCAACTGAACACACTGAACGAGCTGGCAAAGGCTCTGGGCAACGATTCCAACTTTGCGGCAACCGTGACGGCAGAGCTGGCCAAGAAGCTGAACAGCGCCGAAGCGGAAAGCACCTACGCCACAAAGCAGGAAGCAGGCGTCCCCTACCAGATTAAGCGCAACACCGCTTACAAGGTGGGCGACGTACTGACCTCTCCCAGCCTGCCACCCGGCTGTGTAATCGTCGTTACGCAAGCAGGGACAACGGGTAGCACGGAGCCGGACTGGACGACCATCAAAAGTAACATGGGGGGGTAGTTAATGACGGAACTGTAACGTTTTATATCAACGATACACTGAGCAAGCACAGTATAGGCGATATTGTCTATAAACCAACGACAAAGACAGGAGAACACGAATATCTCCTGCCGTTGGACGGGCAGACAATCGACGGAACGAAATACAAACGGTTGGTGGATTATATGGGAACGGCAACGCTACCCAACTTGAATGGGCGGTATCTGAGAGCGGACAGCACACCGGGGCAGATGGTGGAAGCCGGACTGCCAAACATCACGGGCGATTTTGGTTTGCGTCCTGTAGATGGTGGGATGAATGTTACGTGGGAAACGAACAACGGAGCCGTTGCGGCTACTACAAAAATTGACGATAGTAGTGCCTGTGTTGCTAAAGCATCTTCTCATGGACCGCTTATCAATGTGAGAATCAATGCTTCCCGCTCTAATCCCATCTACGGTAAGTCCACCACAGTGACCCCGCTAACCTATACCGTGCGAGCATTTATCTGTTACGCATAAAGGAGAATACATGAGTGAATTTACAGACGGAACCATGACGGGTAACACGCTGTCCATGGTTGAAATGGAAAAGCGGCTGGAGGCATTGCCAACAACAGACAAGGTAAACGCATTAATCAAACAGGCGATTACCGACCTGCTTAACAGCGGCGATGTAGCTGTCAATGGGACGAAGTTTGAAGTTGTAGCTTACAATCAGATTTCCAATTATTCCACGTGGAACAATTTTACATATACAGCGAAAGAATCTGGATGGTACAGCGTGTATTGTTTTAATCCTAAAAGTGGAACGTGTTCGGCATTTGTGAGAATTAATAGTTCCCAGGCCAAAGAGTCCAGAGTGAATGGCAACGGCGCAAGAGATATTTGCCCCGGCCCTATCTGGGTGAAGGCCGGAGAAACGATTCTCTACGGTTGCATTTATTTTGAGAGATGTGAATTGCAAGTAACCACAAGGGAGGTATAACACATGGCACCAATCACTGACGGCACTCTTAAATTCGTAGTTACAAAATCGGGGGGGGTATTGCCCGGAACTGTAACAGCATTTTCGGGGACATTTAAAGACGGATTTCCCATCGATAAAAACACGGGGTTGGTAAACCGTGAGTGGCACCTGTGCGACGGCACAAACGGGACGCCGGACTTGCGGAACCGCTTTATTTACGGCGGGGATGGCACGAATAGCGGGGCTACGGGCGGTGAAACGAGCGTAACACTGACAAAGGAAAACATTCCCGCACATAGCCACAATTTTTATCTCGATACGACAAAGAAAGGAACCGTCGAGAGTACTGCCTGGCTTGTCGATGCGGGAACTATGGGGACCAAAGCGACGAAAGTACCCCGAACTACGGAACCAACTGGCGGCGGCCAGCCCCACAACAATATGCCGCCGTACTACACATTGGCTTTTATCATGAAACTTTAATGGAGGACAAAGCGTGAACGACATTATTATCGAGGGATTAAGCACAGTTATCAGCCTTGCCGTGGGCGGGCTTGCAGGATACACGGTTGCCTATGTAACTGGGCTTAAAGCTGTGCGGAAGGGTATGCAACTGATTCTGCGGGCATCTCTTAACGACATGTACAACCGTTTCCAGATCATTGCACCAACGGCGGAAGAAAAACAAGTATTTGAAGAGATGTACAGCGTCTATGAAAAACTAGCTGAAAACGGAGTCGTGACAGCAAAGCATGACGAAGTTCTGCACATGGCGGAGGAAGTGAGAAAGTGAAGGAGTTAAAAAAGGCACTGTTACGTATCATGGGGTGCATGGGGAGAATGAAGGTTAAAGGGTTGCCACGGGCTTTGATAATCATTCTCATGCTTCTAATCATTGGGAGTGTCTGCTTGTACATTGGCGGCTGGCTATGGCTATTCCATACCGGAAAGATTGACCTAGGGGCCATGAACAGCTTGCTACAGACACTCACAGGAGCAAGTTTCATTGCCGCTGTCGGATTCATCGGGAAAAGTTTAATAGACGACGACGGGAACGGTGTCCCGGACGAATGGGAGAAAGGAGATAAAAATGATAACGCCAACGTTCGTTGATTACGGACTAATGTTTGAACCACTCATGGAACGAGTGAGAACCGATTTAATTGTGATTCATCACACTGGGAATCCTGCGGATGATGATTTAAGTGCAGAAGAGATTCATGAATCACACCTAGCACAAGGCTGGGCGGGAATCGGCTATCACTTTGTGATCAGAAAGGACGGTTCTATTGAGCTTGGGCGTCCCATGGATACTGTAGGCGCACATGCCTACGGATTCAATAACCGTTCCATTGGTATTCACGTTTGTGGCAACTTCGAGGAAGCAGAACCGACACCACAACAAATTGAATCCTGCGCTACCCTCGTTGCTTGGTTGGCGGATGAATACGGCATTGACATTGACACCGATACCGTAGTCGGACACCGGGATTTAATGGCAACCGCTTGTCCGGGTGACAACCTGTATAGTCAGCTACAGACTATCCGTGGCAAGGCTTTATGGTATCAAAATCACTACGACAAGGACGGGCAGTACCATGATTAGGGTACAGACTTGCGTCAAACTGCGATTTTTTGCATATACCGCCGTATGCTTCCTAATTGGCTTTTTGGCTGGTTTTTTGTGGCGTGCAATAAATCATAAGTGTCCCACGCCAAAAACCGTTCAAAACGAAAGTGTGACAGCAAAAACCGAGACAGAAACAAAAACTGTAGTTCGGTACGTACCAAAGGAGTCACCCAAGGCCGCTGACGTTGATGTGACGATTCCAAAGCAGACTTTGACAGTCAAAGTCAACGGGAAAGAACAAACATTTGAAAAAGCGGATAACGAAAAATACGTCCTTGATAAAAATAAAATCGCCCTGGAACAATCCTCCAAGGCAAGCATTGATATCAAAGTTCCCACCATTGACAATACCCGCCGTTGGGAACTTGGCGTAGGTATTGACAAGCACGGCCAGCCCGCTGGCATGGTCGGGTTCCCTGTCAAAGGTCACGTCGGTGGCTGGGTGGCAGGGAGCAAGAGTACCATCATGGGCGGCGTGAAGGTGCATTTTTAG